GTTCCTGATCATTTGCAGGAAGCTCATCTGGATTTACGTTGAACGCGTCAATACCAAGTGTTTCCTTGGTCATCGTTAAGAAGTCCTTAGCCACCATGTCAGCCTCGATCATGTCCTGGAACACGTTTTTTTTCTCAGCCGATAAAACATCCTGAGCCTCAGCCTTAATAGTGTATGGTCTGTCTAACATTCCGTTGACAACTACGTCAACAAATTTAGGAATGATTGGAACCGGAGTCCAATCTAAGTTAAGCATTGATATGTCGCCATTAACAGCGATCTCATCCTTGTACTTCTGTACAGGCTGTTCTCCACGGGCATATAGTCTCAAGCGGTGGAATTCACCCCACTGCTGATAAAATCTGCTTGAATTAGACTTCCTCTTAAACCACTCCCCTTCGATAGCTTTTCCTACCTTTAATCCGTAATCAAACGTCGCCTTGATTTCATCTGGCGCCATTTGGTCCGGAAAGGGTAATGAGGAGATAACAACTGATGTTTTATCCATTATTCGATAATTTCGCTTCTTATGCCAGTATTCTTATATCTTACAAATTTAACACTTATTTTAGATTCCTGCTTAACAGGTATAAATAGGTGCCTTCTAGATGCCATTAATGCCAATCCTGAGCTAATAGAGGCATCGTGTTTTGTTCGGTTGTTAATGTCAAATCGGGCCCAGTCATTTAATGTTCTCGTAAAGTACATGTCACCCATACTGTCATTTTCTCGATAATTACCTTCTGCGTCAATTCCTACGTACTCTTCAATGTAAGTGTTGATACTATTGGCATGAGCGTGCTTTATGTCCTCACTAGAGTTAGGAATACCACCTAGCTCAAGCTCTGTCTTTGATAGTTTAGACGTATTCTTGTCAGGTCTGTTCATTGAGAATGGACGGTACCCTCTGTTCTTAAAGTGGTACAATAGTCGCTGCTTGTTATTCTCTACAAGTATAGGCATTCCATAGAAAAAGCAAGCCATAAGGACATCCTCAAAAAATATCTCAGCAGTCTGAGGACGAGCAATATATTCCAAAAAGAAGTGATTGGTTGGCGCGTTCTCCATGTGAAAGTTGGTTATACCGTGGAGCGCACCTGCAGACCCACCACCACCAACTACGCCTGATATGTCATAAGGGTCACAACCAAACACACCGATGTCTTTATTGCCTGGATAGAACTTGCCGTCCTTCTTGATGACATTATTACGCATCTTAGCGTCAGGAATCCATGATACCACAAAACGCCCCTTCGGATCAGGCGTCCAAATAACCTCGCTGTCTTTCTCGCCGTTCTTCCAATGGAAGTAACCGGTTGTTAGGACGCGATCTTTAATCATCGCATCGTTGTAGTCAATCTGTTGGTATATCTTTGTTAAGTTAAATAAAGATGACTTACTCTCATCACGAAAAGCATGAGACTCCGTTCTAGGGAACTGACGGTAGTATTCGTTGAGTGCATCAGAGTCTGACTTCATTGCAGCCACCTCATTGTTCCAATAGGTAATGACACCCATAGTAATCTCCTCACCATCGATACCCATAACAGGTTTCTTAGGATCATTAAATACTGGCCATCCATACTCGTCAATAAAGCCCTCCATGTTCCATTCCATTGGAATAAACAAAGAGTAAAGCCCCGACTTGGTCTGACCATTGGCAGATCGCTTGGTTGGATCACTATCGTAGAATAACTTCTTAAAGTTCTCACCACCTTTACTAAGCGCGTTTGATGTTGATCCCATCATACACTTACCAATGATACGGCTACCAAGACGCAAACAAGTCTTAGTGACTCGCCAGTTATTTAAGATGTTCTCTGGCTTTTCCCATTTTCCTGATTCGTCATGTACAAGTAGAAGCAGCTTCTCACCGTCATAGCTGTTGTCTGCGGTGTTTTTCCAGTCAATGGTAGTATCTAACCCATCTATATCATCATCGCGCTCCTCATCCATATTCTTACGAGTAATCTTACTCGCAGGGACACGGAAGGCCAACTCCGTCTTCGGATTGTCCATACCGTCCTGGATCGGCTTGAAAAAGAATGGGTAATTTCTTACAATAGGTACAACCTTGTCGGTAAACATCTTCTTAGCATCCGATCCTGTTTTGGATAGAATACCAAGCCTAGCGTCTCTGACAATTGTACCTGTGTTTGACGCCTCTGCGGACGACATGAATGAGAATCCTGAACGACGGTTCTTTAGGTAGCACATACCAAACGCCCGACTGTCTGCTTTACATGCCTCCCAAAATATGTAGAATATTCGGTTGGACTCACGGAAGTCAGGAAGACCAATATCAATCTTGGTCCACTGAAGATACATGTAATGTGTTCCGGTGATGTATGTAGGTGTTCCGTTGTTAATGAACCAAAAGCCTTGCTCTCGTCTCTCAAATTCATCTTCGATCATGTCCACATACTTAGACTTGAACGTGTTATCTCTACGGTTCCAGTCAAATATTGACTTAATTTTCTGTAGTTCAGCTGGATACTCTACTGGCTGCCATCTATTACCTCTGCTCTCTACTCCTTTAGGAGTAGAAGGCAAAGCAACCTTCAATCCATTTATCTCATAGATCTCACCAATAGTTCCATCCTTAGATATAACTATCAGATCATACTCTTTATTGTACCCATAGTCCCATGACTTCTTGCTGTTCTTAGTATTAAGAGCAGTCTTGTGAATGTAGTCGTTTACTATGGAGTACAGCTTATTTTCCATGTCTTGCTCTTCCTTCAGCAAAGCCTGATTTGCCGAGTGTAACCTCAACAATCGGTCCCTCTGCAGCCTTATTCTCCTCCTCCTCAATCTTATTGAGCATATACATAGCATCCTCAAATGCCAAACGCTTAGCTGACGCTGCGTTCTTCATTTTGTCGGCCGATATATCGTCCTCAGCGTGAGTGATGATAGGTGACTTTAGCACCTTGATCAACTCATCGATAGCCTGTTTAGCAGCCTCTACTATTTCTCCCTTTTTAGACATATGTTCTTGTTGTACATTCTGTAGATGGTCTCGCCATCTATTATAAACTCATACTCGCTGTCTGGTGTGAATGAGACTGTGTCGCCAACATTTACGTTGGAGATAGTGTTCGTCTTATACACAACCTCACCCCATAGCGACTCATGAGCACCAGTAGAGCTAATTAACTTATCCTCAGTTGGTATCGGTCTGATAAATATAAACGGATCAACAGCTTGCCAATTGACATATCTTTTATACAGATATATCTGATCAACCTCAGCTAAAAACAAATCGTCCATAATATAGTTCCAACTACTTTTCTGACGACCTTTCATGTCGCTGTAGTACTTGAACACATTGTGGTGAACTACAACAGTGTCTCCAGGTTGAACCGGGCCGTTATAGTAAATAGGAACACTAATCACTTCGGCGAAGCGATTGGATGTCTTGTGGTCTTCTTGGGAGGAGCTGATATAGAAGTCGGTATCTCCGAACTTCCTTATGTTATCGTACCGCCTCAGACCAACTGGTTTAATGATGAAGCAGTATGGTGATTTCATTAGTAATCTATTTTGTACTCTATAGCTACAGGAACTGTTGCTGAGAAAGACTTCCATTTAATAATCTCACCGTCCTTTATAACCCAAACGCAGATAGACCCATCATCCTCTTTACGGATGGTGTTGATCTCCCAAGTTCTATCTAGGACAGTCTGACCAACCATGTAGTGCATAGACTTCATGTAATCAGGACCAATGGAAATTTTTCTAATTATACTCACCTGTTTGTAGATTTACACTGACATCGCCATACTTATCAAAGATGGATTGCTGCTCTTGTGTGAGCGTTGCTGCTGCAACTTCAAGTTGCTGCATGGTGAGCTCTTTCTGCTCGCCTAAACGACGAACGCTCATCTCGATGTCTGCTAGATTAAATTTTAGATCTCTGTAAACTCGGTTAGCGTTAACCAACGCTTCGAGCTCTTCTTTTTTGATTTTTGACATATGATTAGATTATCTATAAATTAAGTACCTTGAATAAGGAACGTTTACTGTTGTTGTAGCGGCAAAATTGGTTACAGCCACCATGAGGTATAAGTTTGAGTTTATATCAATATTTAAGGAGCTATCTACAAAGTTAATCTCAGTTTCGTCTGAAAGAGAGGACGCTGTAAATATTAATCCTTTAATCGCGCCACTCTTTATGTAAAAGTTTCTAGAGAATGAAGAGGCTCTGTTTGATGTAGATGTTGGATTTACTGTGCCTAACACTGATGCACCTGTAATTGAGTCGATAGTATTTACATAAAGTCTAACAATAGAGTTTGTTATTGCTACATCTGACTTTATAAATCTAAAATTAGCATTAAGTGTACAAGCTGATGAAAGACTACCACCTGGTATTAATACGCTTGAGACCTTAACGTCGGTACCTATACCTGTCAGGGCGCCAGCGACCATGTCATCAAACTTAAATATAGAACCATTACCTAAAGCCAGTAGGTCACTAACTCTAAAGTTCGCAGTGCTATTGTTGTCAGAAACATTACTACCTAGCAATATATCATTTAAAGCAGGCTGATCTGTTGTATAGTTCTGTATTTTCATTGACCTCTGTTTTTCTTTTTGTAGTTCTTAGAAGATTTTAGCTTAGACGTCTTACTCTTTGCATGAACGCCCGGTCGCTTGACCTTAATCTTTACAATTGATTTAGACTCAACCTTCTTCATGTAGCAAAGTTAGTAAAAATAATTAAAGGGTTTTAAGCATTTCAATAATTCGTGGGCATGGGTAGATGTCACTCTTATCTTTTCTAAACGAGTTGTGAGTGTAGACACCGTTCTCGCCTTTTAAGCCTCTAACTGAAATATCCCACATATCTTCTTCTCGATACGTCAGATCAATCTTGTAAATATCACCCCAGTATAACATTAGCTGCCGCACAGATTCAATCTGAGCGTCTGTGTATGCATGGTAATACTTACGGCCTTTGTATGGCTTATCTAGCTCACATACCTGATCAATAGGAACCTCTCTGTTGACGTAGTTATAGAACTTGTCATCTTTCTTTGTAAGCGGACCCCAGTTACATATCTCAACACCAATTGACATCGGGTCGATTGACTTGTATGGAACACCTTTTGCTCTAAATATGTCTTGCTTTAAACCAAGGTGATATC